AATTCTTCATCCTCTCTCGCAAGTCCAGCAAACTTAGATTTTTGAAATCTTTTTTCATATTTGCCTTTCTTGAGAGTAAACCAAGCTCCGCTACTACTGATGCAATCGGAGGGTTGGATCGCATCAAACCAAGACTCTTCATCTTGGATTCCAACTTGATCGCCCCATAGGATCTTGAAGTTACATGTTCTTCCGTGAGTTCCAAAGCGAGATTTTTCTAATTTACACTTAACCTCGGAACCGATCCTATATCCTTTTTCGTCATTGACGAAGGATGCTTTTGCTTTTCTTCCGGTTAACCAAATGCGGAGGGAATATGAATAAATAAGTGCTTTGCCACCGGGGGTAAAGTACGGCGTTGTCATAGCCTCTGCGGGGCTTCTGGTGATGTTATCCTTTAATTGATTTAACACCAGTAGAGCGGAGTTGGAGTTGGATATTGGCTGAAGTAATTTAGCCAAACCTTTTGAGAGTATTCGTGGCTTTACTGCCATCGTACTCTGTGGATTAAAATCCGACTCTATGTCGGCTATAGCCGGGGTGAGAGCTAAACTATCCCAAACGAATAGATTGTTCTCTTCCCCCGATGCCAAAATCGTTTCGATTGTCTCTAAAACGAATTCAACATTCTGAGCTTGGATGTAAACAAAATCACCGTAACCATCTGTCTCTTCCAATATACAACCACATTTTTCCAAGAACTCAGAACTAATTGCCGACTCAGCGTCGAAATAATAAACATTATAACCTTTTCTTTGAGCATTGCCAGAGATTTGAGCAGCCATATAAGACTTTCCTGTCCCACTCAATCCTGCAAGCTCACTAATTCTACCGACAGGTATTCCTGCCTTTTTTCCTCTGCAGACAATAGAGTCTAGCCACGTAGAGGAAGTTGAGATCCAATCATATACATCAGTTGGATTCTCTTGTGTGAGATCGTGTGCCACATCGTTACCAGCCAATTTGTTTATCATTTTAAGCTTATCCTTGAATGATAGTTTGCCAGTTCCAGTTGCTACTTTTAATTTTCTTTTGGGCATCGTTTCTCCTTATATATTATACGTTTGTTTATGCTTGATTATTCAAAAAAAATGTAGATTTTTTATACCGTCATCGCTTCGTTGTCTAGGCAAAGGAAAATCTACAAACCTTGGGTTTAGGGAGTCCTAACGACTCTTAGAAGAAGGATTGTTGCTCCTACCTCCACCTGATTGATTTCCTGTTGAACTTGGCCAGCCTCCGCCGTTACCTTGTCCTCGTCCACCTGATGACGAACCTTTAGATCCGCCTGAACTATTTCCACTGTTTTTTCCCATATTTACTCCCTGTGTTGAAATGAGAAAGGCATCTGTAACCCCATGCCTACCTGCGGGTATTTGAAGATAAATTATGCACAAAATTAAATAAAAACACAATCTATCACAGTTTTTGGAGAGCTACTGAAAAACTCATACTAAAATAGGAGATCTATGATAGTAATTCTTTAAATGCTGCATCAACGTCAGACGCTTCATTATTATTGTATTTTGTAGTCTCAGAGGTTGTCTCGTTGTCAGTGGACTCGCCAGACAAGAAGCCGTTAAGCATTTCTTCGATTTCTGGTATTGTCTTGACATTGAAGTTCTCTTCGAATTCCGGAATTCCATCAAGAATTGATTGGATCCCTTCTTTCGACTCTGCAATTGCAGAGGGACGGCGACGAGGATGGATTTTAGTCACTGGGAATGATGCTCCTGCAGGCTTGCCATAGTTAATGACAAGATCTGTACCGCCATCCACATCAGTGATATCTCCATAGTCTGGATTGAGAACAAGTTGAATCAATTCAGTGTAAGCCATTTTTCCATAGCCCCAGAGACGAACTCCTTGATCTTCTTCTCCTCGCACTACTACTGGTGAGAAGAATCGCTTCTTCGGGAAGAGAGATTTTGCTAACTTAAGTGTCTCTCCATCATTATTTGTCTTAGCCTCATTATAAATGTGCCACGCAAAGTTGCATACAGGACAATCCTTTCCATGTTGCTTCTTCGGACAAATGAATCCCGGATTTTTACCAACATTGTAATGAAAGTGAAATTCCTTGAACGGATCACCATCAGCAGTTGGTATGATGCGAATACTTTGATCACCATCTTGTGGTTTCCAAAATACATTTTGTTTGTCACTCCCTTTTCCTTGAAGTGCTTGAAACTTCTGTTTCATTTTTGCGAAATCTATAGCCATAATATTTTCTCCTTTTAATTAATTTGACTGTTTGTCTAAAGTCGAACAAGTTGATTTATCTTGTCCGCTATTTATTGTACGTTTGTATTGCTGAAATTATTCAAAATATTTTCATTTCCTTCAAAAGTTGTCACTTCTTCGGTATCAGCGGTTCGCCAATTGAATGTACGCCAAGATTTTGACTGTAGATCCCATACGGTTTCTAGTCCTTCTTTAAGATTGCGAGTCTTGCCTGTACCTTTAGTGTTTGTTTCAATAAAGGTTGTTGGTAGATCCTCGGCACGTACAAAGAACATTGTTCGAAGTTCTCCGCTAGCTTTTGTGAATGTTCCACGATAGTATTTGATATTTGTCATGTTTACTCCTGTTGTTGAATATCAGATGATGATTTGAGAGCAAATGAAAAACCAATCTCTAGATCAGTAGGATAGACGCCATATGATATTGAAATATCCTTTTCGTTATCGGCAACCACTCTATTGAGCTTTTCCAGAAGTTCTTCATCTCCTTCTATTATTATACGATTGACACCAAAGAAATATTTAATCTGATTGCATTTTTTTAAAGAAAAAGTATCGATACATTTTTCTTCTTCCAAATGTACAATCCCAAAGGAACAAATTCTGGAAGTTATATATCCTTCCCTATATGTGTCGAACACTGCGTCTGAATTCATATAGATGTTTAGCCAATGAATTGTAGTCGCTACAAATGAATTAATTCTAAGATAATAGTTAAGTATTGATGTCTTTCCAATGATATCTGGCATATTATTGTTATCAAAAATATACATTTTATTAAAGACTCCTGATCTGACATATTCTTGCAAGATGTAAAAGTGAGCACGATTTCTGAGTTTTGACTTATTATCTATAGCTTCCAGATCGGGCTTTATATATACAATATTGATCTTCTTGTCTTTTATTTCTCTTAGGATCCAGAGAGTGCATGCTGAGATCTTCCCACTGCCACAAACTATAAAATACACTTCCTCTTCATCTAAATTCTTTTTCAATCTACTGAGATCGATTGGATTTGCATCATATAATTCCGCACTGCCCTGTTGTGGAATAAAGAAGCAATTCTTCTTTCTCTTAAGCTTTTCATCTGAGTCTATTTTGAAGACTGTGTATTGAGGGTATTCTTTAAATAACTCTGCTATCTTACACCCTGCTTTTCCTAATCCTATTATATTCATTTTTTACTCCAAGTATTCATATTCTAATAATTATTGTTATTTTATATTAATATTATTCATATATTGTTATTTAATAATAATATTATATATTAATTAATTTTAAATTATATAAATCTTTACCTGCTGATACAGTAGTTTTAAATTTACCTAATTTAGTATTTCTATATTCTTCTACAATTGTTTTAATCAAGTCTTTATCTTCTGAATTGAAATCTAGTATAATGCTGTCGTGAAGTGTGAACGCTATGTAACTCTTTCTGCCCTTCAAGAGTTCATGTATCGCCACCATTCTTTCCAACACCATATCAGCACAAGTACTTTGGATAAGGTAGTTAAAAGCGTGAAAATCATCACATTTAATTTTTCTATTGAATAAAGTTTCAACCGAATCGTATAACCTATATCTGCCCAAGATCAAGTCTCTATCGTATTGCCCACTAGAGATTGAATCTTCTGAGTTAGGATTATACAACCAAGCGAAGAATCTTTTCTTTGCATCTGCCCTTGAGCTCTGATAAAGATTGTTTGCATGATATTCATGAATGTCTTCATTTGGCTGCTCTTTATCACTTAGAGCCAAGACAACTCTAGCTTCAGCAGCGTTATAATCCAATTCCATAAAGAAATCGTTGTTAGGCTTGATTGTAGCCCTATATTCTTTTTTCATGTTTAAAATGGGTAGTGAGTTTCTGTCTAACGTCAATCTACCAGTAACAGAGCCGAATAAATTGTATTTACAGTATACGTCAGTGCCACTAAATTTCTTAGTGAGAAGTTTTGCTTTATTTTCTCCCCAATAATTTTGTAATGGCTTAGGATCGAAATTAACTTTTCGGTACCTTATATCTGATAGAACTTTTTGTACTGAACAAAGGTGATCATAATTTGGTGGACGCTCATACTTCTCAAAAACCCATTCACAAATTTGATTTTTCATTTCACAGTATTCTTTTAAGAAACGCTCCGGCGTCAGATCAAAAAAGCAGTTATCTACTAGACTAACCTTTGCTAAATTGTTAGCCCTAATAAATGATCGAAGCCGATCGGATACTCGGATCCAGTCTTCTAATAAGTGTGCAGGACAGACATCATCTAGAGATCTGCCCAAACAATAAATCGAAGCATAGTCGATGTCCTCGGCGCTAAGAAAGTTTGAATAACTCCAAGTTTTGGAAATGCCATCAGGCACCTCATTGAACTCTAATTCTCCATTAGCGTAAACACCAACACACTCTTTTTTATCATCAAGTGTTTGGAACAACATATTCCCTCCTATATTATAATTGAAAAACTATTCCTCTTATAAGACGGTTGATGATTGAAAAATATTCTATTTTTTTCATCTTTTTTTGTTTTTATTCCCGGATTCGCCCCATCACCGTATATGTGGGTGGTTTTGTCGTTGATATGATTTAGTGCTTCTTTAAAGCCATAGTGATTAAAAACTTGCCATGCTTCCTCTAGAGCATGATCAAATGTTTCTTGATTCCAGTCTTTAAATGCTTCATTGGCTCGGATGAAATAATAATACTCTAATAATTTTTTATCTGTAAATGGATCTTTTTCTCTTTTTTTTCTATATAGAACTTTTGCTTTTACTCCGTCTCCGCATTTATAGGCTTGCGTGATATAGGGATAAGATTCTACATAAGAGTCATAAAACGAGAAAAAATAAGTTTTAAGACTATTAACCTCATATAAGTGCGTTTTATAATAACGAGCATCAAACATATCTTGCAATTTAAGGAACCCCATCTCTTCCATGCGAGCTTTCATCTGTGGGGATTCTAAATCTGCCACAAATCTCCACGGAGCATTGCGATCAACCATGAACCCATATCCATTTGCAATATTCTGTATCTGTAAAAAATGCTTATCCAAGATATAGCCAGTATATTTACCTTCATCATCGTCATGCTTTGTTGGTGAAATTTCAAATACAATTCCCGATATTCTTGGGTTTGTTGATTTTGTGAGTTGTAAATTCGTCCTAGAAATTGGGAACTTAGTGAGGTATCTGCCCAAAAAAGATACAAAATGATGTGAATATTCACTAAACTTCGTTATGTCTACAGAGTTCTGTCTATCATTCGCAAATTTAGAAACAAAGCCCTTAAACACGGCTTGCATCATATTATGATGATCTCCTAGGAAGCTAGTCCATCCTTTTTGTGCTACAAAATCATAAAATATACTTTTTTTTGATATTTTTTTAGAATCTTTTAACTTTTCAATCTTGGCTAACATATCATTTGCCGCATCACAAACAAAATCTAATAATAATACATCATTTGTCCCATTAACTAACTTTAAAAATTTTTCTGATGGATATATTGAGTGGTTATTGGTATCAATTCTGCCATAAAAAGCCTTCTCATGATTAAAATCAATAACTTGAAATGGAGGAAAAATGTTTCTAGATTCTCCCTGATACTTTGAATTATCATCAAATGCTCTTCCTGTTACAATATCTTGGGCACCCGGCTGTTGTCCTTTGGGGAAAGCATAATCATAATAATATTTTTTTTCATAATATAGCTGCTTTGTCTTTAAAGAATTTTTACCTTTTGGGATTATTGTCGTGGAGAAGGGTTCCATGTTGCCATCTGGGTTGCCATTTTTTACAACATCTTCGATTATTTTCTCTATTTCTTCATCAGAAAAAGGAACAACAGTATCCAGTGCATCTGTAAACCTTTTGTTGTTTTTAAACGCTATTTCTTCTTTTATAGAATACTTCTTTTTGTTAAAAATATTTTTTGATGACATATTACACTTCTCCTCTGTTAATTAGAGTGGCAGTTTAGAAATAACACTTTCAGTAACCGTCTCTACCACACCTTTGTCTCTTTCGGGAGGATTATCTACTATTTTCTCACACTTGGCATCGATTGAATCCAAAGTGCCACCAGACTGTGCGAATATGCAATCCAAAGTTGTCTCATATTGTCCTCCTCTAGATATGTCAGATTCCACCGTTATAACGTCGTAATAACCACCAATTCCTAATAGATTTGCCATAGTGCCGAAGCTACCTTCATCTCCATAGCCATCAACTTCAGGAGCTCCAAAACCAAGCGGAGGATTCAAAAATACCTTCATTCCGGGATAAAACAATGAATTGCCAAGCAATTTGACTGTTGCATTGTATACATCTCTAATTTGTCCCAGATTTCTAGACTCTGCTTGCCTAGCCTCCCTAAGTCCCTCTACATCGCTTCTACTATAATCGATTGATTTAACAATTCCACCCTCAGCGCCAATATAGAAATGGTATATTCCTTTAGCGCTATCATCGTATTCTCCATTTTCTCCATATGGCTTCGCTCTCAGTTCGGAAGCTGTGTAAGAGTTCATATAGAATAGGAGGCAATTAACTAACTCTTCCTTCTCTGCAGGTGGCTCCACATTGAAATTTGCATCAGCTATATTTAATCTTCCAGTGGGCTGTCCAGCATACAAATTTGATATACCCATCAAGTCTGCTGCAGACTTAGTTACTGTAAAGTTATTCAAACTTATATTGATCGATCTTTTTTCTCTGCCCTTCTCGAAGCATTCAGATGGCTGTAGTGTCTTCTTGACTAGTCTCTCTAGGACGTCCTTAATAAATTGTCTCAGGGGGTAAGATGCCAATTGTTTCCGTACTACAGTCTCAAAGAAAAATGTTTGAAAGTCATTGTACGATATTGGTATATCTGCTGCGTTGACAAGAAATCTGCCGCCCCTAGGGTGGTTAATGACAATGGGGCCGATCAAAAGAGCAGAATCAGATACTGCAGTATTCATCTGTGGGTTCATAACCTCGCATGCGGCTTCCATTATATCTCCAAAGAACATGAAGCTGATATATCCTTTCTCAGGATCCTGTGCCTCGTCTTTGGCGGCATCGATCACATCATTTACGCCCTCTACGTCGCCCTTTCCTTCATCGGCAGCTTCTTCTACTGCGTCTTGTGCGTCATCAGCGCTATCAGGGGCTTCTTTTTGGATCCTATCTGCTAGTCCATCAATTGTTGGGCGATCTTTATCTTCGTTGATGCTATCAATCCACTCTTGAATCTCATCTTCATCAACATCTAGCGTAAATACTTTCTCATTGAGATGCGTCAGAAATTGTTTATATACAAGTCCCTTCGCATCAGACGTCATTTCTTCGATATTCTCGGTAGCGTCTTTTATCTCTTCTTCTAAATCTTCTACATTACCTTTGTAATCGTCTATTTTATCCTCTCCCTTTCCACTGATTTTCAGACAATCAATATATTCTTCCATATCAGCTATTCTCTGTCTTTTAACTTCAATGTCTTCTTCAGATTTTTTTACAGATTTGCTATTCTTAAGCTTATCGACAAGTGCCAAAATATCAGCACTGTTTCCATTAATGGATTCCTCTAGAGAGCCAATATATTCCACTGACAAAGAAATTTTTCCATTTTCTTGAATATCGAACTTATGGCTGACTAGATTCAAAATAATGGACATTTCTTGCTTCTTCAACTCCCTGCGGAGCCTTACAGATTGTTCAGGAGTCATTCCGGGGAACTTTTGATCTTGTAGATGTGGATCTGCCCAACCAACGTCCATTCTAATTCTATAAAATTTGGGCACATACTCGCCTCTTTGATTAGAAACTCGTGCCTTTACTCCCTGAGACTCAGCAAATCCCGGTGGGTGAAGAATTAGATCGATCATATTGGCTTCTTTTTCATTAATTTCAGCCCCAGCTCTTATTGAGCCATCGGTGTCGATTCTATTTCCCAATAAATCACTCGCTGTCTGAAATTCAAAAGTCATATCAACGTTTATAACTTTGTCTGCTTCTGCTGGGTTTGTTCCTGCCAACTTCCACCCAACTTCTTTTAAGCCAACTCCCCCAACTCTGAAGTTTTTTCCTCCGAAAATTGAATCGACATTTGATCTACTATAAAAATCATCAAATATAAATTCAGGTTCCGCAATTGGAGTTTTGGCGTTCTGAGTTCCATAGACTAATTTATATAATCTAACTTTTGGTTGCAGTACTGCCATTGCTGCAGGAGAAATGTTTAAAAATTCTACGATCCCATCTCTAGATGTAAGTTTTGAAATAATCTGGTGGGCTCCGCCACCAGCATCAGCATCACACTCTATGACTTTAAAATTTTTATACCCTGCGGCGTTCTTCGATCTCCCAAATCTTGAAATATCATCAATATAGTCCATCAAAAAGCAAGCTTCTGTAAATTTAGCATCTACTCTTTTTTTCTCTTCTGACATTATTCATTCCTCAAATACTTCAATACCTTTACTGCCGGCATAGGTATCACAATTGTTGTACCTCTTTTGATATGAGATTCTGTTGGGCGCTTATTGAACCATGCAATAACCCACCACAGCGTAGAATCACCATAATATTTATGAGCCAACTTGTAATACTTGTCACCAGCAGTCCACAAGTGATTAATAGTTCTTATCTCTCTCATCTCTTCTGCTGTAGGATATCTGAGTCTTGCAGTCTCATATTGTCTAAAATAAGCTACATCTCGCTCCTCTGCCATCTCTTGGTATAAATCGCTTCTGTTCTTAAAAACTCTTCTCTTATTAAATCTACTCATTGTCCTAGTGCCCCTGATAATAATGAATTTGTATGCTCTATCATATTGTTGGCTGCATCTGATGCTACGTCCGCAAGAGTGGTTAAATCCTCCTGATTTCCGTTAGATGCATCGGTGCCTGCTCCTGTTGCTCCAGCGTCTCCATACGGAAACCCCGGTGTTCTTTTTTGACTCTCTGTCCAGCCCAAAGGATTTGTGTGAAATACTGTATATTCCATGGATAATTTAACTTCTTTAGGATATAGCTGCCCTTTAAACCCATCTGCATAGCCACCACCACTAGTCTTCCCAGATGCTGGCCCTTGTTGATCAATAAATCCGGCATCGATATTTGGAGAGTAGGTAAATCCACCAATCGCCCCAACCAAACCACAGTCTTCTACGCTCCCGCCCTGATCTCCATAAGATGGATCTTGAATTAGATTCCCAAACTTAACTTTAAACAGAGGAGCAGTGCTAATTTGAGTGGCACTAGAAAACCCTGATCCATCAACATTGTAATTTGGATACAACATGGAGAACAAAAGTGAACATTTTTCATGATTAAGCTTTGCTTCTGCAACTGAATATGCTGGAACAATCCAATCTAATGAGATGACTCTTTTTGTACCTTGGTATTGGTGGATCGGATCCATTCTACCATAAACATCTGTTGATTGCCAATCTGTATCGTACTTATCTTGATAATCATCAATATATGCTTTAAACTTTATACATTGCCCGGAGGGTATGTGAAATATTTCAATATGCTGCCCTCTGTGTGTGGCTAGGTGAGTTGCTGGATCATTTAAGATTGCATTCTTTTCATCGTTGTTCATCTTCGGTGATATGAATGAATTTGATCCGGCTAGTGTTTCCTCTTTATTTGACATGGCGTCCTCCTATTTATAATAATTAGTCAATTGCAAGATTGTGTCTTTTATCAATCGCAGCATTAACAGCACGTCCCAATTCTCTTCCGTTAAGTTTTAAGACTATATCTTGCCCTTGTTTCTTATCTTTTCCTTCGCCGACGCCGAATACATTCTTCATTGCTTGAATAAATGAATCTTCATCTGGCATTCTCATTGTTGCTTGTATCTCTGCATACTCTGCAGCAGATGCTACAACCTTTTCAGCGGCTTCTACAGACTCAGGAGTGAGTGCTGACACAGCAGCCATGGCAGAAGAGTAGCCTTGCATCGCAAATCCAAATGCAATTGTTTTAGATTCTGGTATAAACATTAACGCCAGAGCGATACCAAAAATGGAAGCAGATAGCATAGCCATTGCTGATGCACCAAAGAAGCCAATTTGAGCTATAATGGATAATGCGTCACTTAAAGCCATCAATGCCGGGATTCCGGCTGCTACCAACAGTAATCCGGCTCCAATTGTCAACAAACTAGCCCCAAACATCGCCATTGGCATTGCCATTGCATAAAAACCAACAATCATATATGCCATCAGTCCCGTTTGTATCAAGAATGCCATTGCGAGAGCAAACGACAATAAGGCAGCGATTGCGATAAATA